GCCCTCATTCGCAGTTTGCGTTTCTGACAGTCACAGTGATTCGCAGGTTAGGGCGATGAAACGACCAATCACCTATTGTTTTGTCTTCAAAATCGCTTGGTAATTCCAGCCCCTCGTGAGATACGGTTGCGCCAAGCCCCAGCGGCCCTTGCGGTGTTTCGGTTTCAATAAGCGCCGCTAGAGACTCCAGTTTCGCCTGCACTATTTCTTCCGTAGCAACCGTGTCGTCGTCGTCATCCTTCAGCCCGTAGTAGAAACGAATTTCATACTGATGCTCAACAGCCACAAGCCTCTGTGGAATACCTTTCACAGTCGGCGTGCGGCGAACGCGGCGAATCATATAAGAATTAAATAAATTGTCTTCGTCGCGCAGCAGGTTGTAATATTCTGCCATTCGATTTCGATTAGGATAGCGAACGCGCCTATGCACCCGCGCTTTCGGGTCACTCTGTCTTATCAACTCAACTATGGCCGTTCGCACGGCAGATTCGCTGATCATCGCGTTACCTCAACTGAAAATCTCATCAATCGCATTATCAATTTCTCGATTGATAAGCGGGATATTTCTCCTGAAAGCTTCACCTATCGGGCGTTTGGGCAGGATGCCGTCACGCACGATTTTCCGGCCAACTGCTAAAGTAGCTTGGCGGAGCAAGTCATCATTACTGAGACTGGTCTCCTTGATGTCGTGTTCGGCCAAGTAGCGAGCATGAATAGCCTCAATCCCCAGAGTTTTCTCCACCCACTTCTCTAACTCGCCAATATTTGGAAACGCCGTGTTTGGTCTACGACCGAATTCAACTTCATTACCCTCTTCATCCACTCCCTCGATAATTGCCGCATAGGGCGAAGTCGAAACGACGAGACCTCGTATCACCATTGCCCCAAGCTTTTCAGGGATCGGTTGAATGCTGTTGCGAAAGAGTCCGTTATATGAGGGCGCTTTTGATTGAGCCTCACCAGTTACTTTTTCAGTCATCGCAATTATCACGGGCAGCATCACGTCATCGAAGGCCAGTTCAAGCCCTTCGAAGTTAGTACGATCCTCGATACTGATTTCGATGATTCGGTCACTCATCTAAAGCGTCTCCTGTGCGTCAGGCGCTCTCCCCCCTGGCTGTTCGTCGTATCCCAATTTTTTGTCACTGAAGCCGCGCCGACGCTCGAATCATCGTTCACGCCGAAGTGCTCGTTCGCCTGCTTGCGCAGTTCCTCTGCCCTCAGAGCGTACTTGTCAGTTTTAGGGCCAAACTGCGCAAAGCCCGCGTTATCAATTTGCCCGTCTGAAGTTTGCGTGTAGTAATTCGACAGATCATCAAACCCTTCAGCCGCGCCCAGCTTACAAAAAGCGTGGAAGTTAGAACTTGGTATCGTCGAGCCTGTTGCTGTGATTGAATGCTCGCCCTTGAACTGAAAGCGAACCTGTTCACCAGCACTGATCCCCGCGAACACTTGGATGAAAAGCCCATCCGGCGTGCGACGGAATTGCCAATCCCGGCGATCCAGATACACAGGCTCGCCGTTCTCAACTACGGGGTATTCAATCTTCGGGTCGCCGCTTATCTCTTCGTCATAACCCATCAAATCAGCCACGTCAAACTTGCCGCTGCCGTCGCTTGTCAGGTCTATCACCAAATCGCCTGGCTTTTTACGCTTGAAGACTTCGAGCGCGCGATCTATGAGCGAATCCACATTTGGAGGCGCGAGCACCCCCGCGCCGTCCTGAAGATGCTCCTTGATCTGCTTTACGAAGTCCGCTCTGCCTTTTGCCATTGCTGCAATCTCTCAATAGGTCATTATCGTGACGCTGAAGGTGAAGCTCGGCGTCGTACCACCGATTGTGGCGACACATCTGATCTTCCTGGCGAACTTCCTCGATGCGCTCACAACCTGCGTAGTCGTGCCGGTTGCCTGAGTGAAAGTTGCTCCCGCAATGTCAAACCAAGTTGTCCCCCCGTCCGGGCTGTCCTGGAATTTCACATCAAGCGTCGGCGTCGTGCCGCTGGCCGCAGTTACGCTTAGATAACAGACCAGCGTTTCTGCACCGTATATCTCAAACGTAGAGCTGGTCGCTGTCGCAGTGCGCGCGGCGCTGGCAAAGGGTTGTTGAAAGTTTTTGTCAACGACAGCGAAGGCAACTGACAGCGGCCCTTCCGATGTATGAGCCTCACTCACTCGAACCGACGCAATCAGTATCGCTACAACGAGCATTGCTACAACGGTTTGCTTAAATCCTCTAATTGGGTTCATTGCTATCTCTCCTTCCAAGTTTTGTATCGGGCGAGCCGCTTCAAATCACGGCTCGCCACTTCTGATCATCCTCTAGCCGATAGGTTGTGACTTTACGACAGGCTCATAAGCGCACGGGCCACCGCCGAATATAAACCTGCATTTGTGGCGTGTGATCACGTCATTGTTGAACGCTTTCTCGTGCGTCTCGCCCATCATGTCGAAGAACTCCGGTTCATCGCTGCCCATCCAGTAGCCGATCTCTACCAGGTCCGCCTCCTTATTGCTCGCCGTCAGCATCCAGTCGTTTGAATCCGGCAGGAAAGGTAGCGCGACTGGGTTTATCTTCACGCGACCGCCTGCGCCTCTCAGCAAGCGATCCAGTGCGCTTGTATTGCCTCCAGGCTCTTGATTGAAGTCCGTCAGCATCTGTGCGTCCAGGGCGCTGTCTGAGCGAACCGCAAGCGTCAAATCAGTCAGGTCGAAGCTGAACTTTTCTCCCGATCCCGGCTCAGTCTGCATCAACAGCTTGCCTATTGCGGCTCTCAATCCGTTGTTACCGAGTGCATCGGTGATAAGGTTGTTATGGCTCGCGTGGAATAGCGCAAGACTATCTCGACCAAGAGTCGGATTGCTGAATAGACAATCTAACCAGACGAACTTCGCAAGGGTCCGTCGCGCTGCCCGCCCCATCCTGTCAGGCGCTTGCCTCAAGGTTTTCGTGTCATCGTTGGCAATGGTTTCCAGCGTCAGATCAACTGTCTTGCCGTGCTTCAACGGCGAGTAGGTTTCCTTATCGTCAGTCAGCGCAGCGTAGGTCGTATACTCCCCATTCTCCGTGACGGTCGGCAAATCTCCGTAGTAGCCAAGCACGATGATGATCTGAGGCTTGAAGTCGTCTATCGCGCGTTTGGTAACGACGCGAGGGAGTCCGTAGTCGTTTTCTCTGAACGAGGCAAGCATCCTCTTATGCATCAGGTTCGACAGCAGATCAGGAAAGTCTGACGTTTGATACGGCGTCTGCGCCTGGCGGGTAAGCCGACCGGCTCTGCTGTGAATACCTCGAAGCTGATAATCGCCGGTCATTTCAAAGTACAAACGCTTGAGGCTCGTGATTTCCGGCACATCGTTCCATTCCGATTCTGCTGGCCGGTATGGCTTATACCCAGACTGCCTGACCTCTTCCTCGATGTAGCTGGGCGTGCCTTCATACTGTTGGCGAGTGAGGTCAAACAGCTTGGCTACGCCGATTGTGATCTTATCCAGCGAGTTCGCGCCGACAATAACCGTTCGACCATTGTTGACCTGGCCGGATTGGCTGACTATCGCAAGAGCCTCGCGTGTGGCCTCAATCATTGAGTTCATCTGATCAAGCGTTGTTTTCGGAGTCACTTTCTTGCGCAAACTCTGTCGAACGGCTTCATCAAAGCCTGAATCTTCAATCGCTAGATAGATCATGCTTTGGCGCACACTCAGCGGCATACGCTCAAACGGGATTTCATCATCGTTGCGCTGAGATTGTGTTGCTATTGACGGCTGCTGTTCATTATCGAATAAATCAATTGCTTGCTCTACGAGCGTCTCATCGCCACTGATTGTTTCAGCAAGTTGATCTTCGTTCATTCCAGCAGTCACGCCCTCCGTGCTCGCCGCTACTAAAGACTGGCGCACGAATTCAAATCGTGTTGCGTCTCGCTTGAACAGCGAGGCAAGTGCTTTCTTGTTCATCGTCTTTGCTCCTTCTGGGATTTGTCGCCCACGAGTCGAGGCGAGGGCGTATTTCATGCGGCCTTTAGCCGCTGCTGTGGTTACGATGTCGATTGAGAGAGGCTTGACCTTATCGACATCAGTCGCAGGTTTTTGGTCAGTCCAGGTTACTTGCTTCGCCTGGATGCCAACGAGTATCGAGGCTCCATAAAAATCGTAGTTCTGCGCTTCATACGCTGCATTCAAATCTAAGCGAAGCCAATCGGCAGAAGGCTTGATATTGAGAGTCGCGTCCATACCTTCGCTTGTGATCTCAAAATCAGACCACCAGCCGACTAGGCTTTCGATAGAACGCTCCGGCAGCTCGCGCATCTGCGTTTCCGTCGGATGATCTGCGTAAGCCTTCGTGTGTTCCCAATTGCTATGGTCAGCAAGAGATTGCCTGAATACCTCCCGTCGCCAGATATGCCGGGTATCGCTCAACCCCCAGCCCACAACCTGGAATCGCCTTTTCCATCCTTCCTTGTCGAGGCTTTGCTTGATTGTCAGATGGTAAGATTGCCTTACCTGAGTTTCGGCCTCTTGCGTGTCAGTGTTCCCAACCTCAACGTAAGACTCGCTGACTTCAACCGGCTCGCCAAACTTCACCTCATCGCCTTCGATTGACCAGGTGATCTTGTAGGTTTTACCGTCAATCTCGCTACAGGCGATTACTGAATCATCAAAGACCTCTTTCGGATAGTAGAAGACCGGCTCATCACGCATCGGCTGGCGAAACGTCTTTCTGAGCGAGGCGTTTATTTTATCAATCAGGTCGGTTAGGCTCGTGCCTGATTGCTTTGTTATGTGAATCTTCATTGTGTTGCCTCAAAATGTGATTTAGAAAGCCATTCAATTGCGTTCAAATGGCCTCAAATCGCGTCTTCTCGCCCTGCGGCAAGCCACAGACCCCCAAAATCCGCCACAGGGCAAATAAACGCGACTGTAGCTACTTCGGTGGCTCTTGACTGCTTCCGGCCATCGCTCGACTGACAGCTTCTTCGATCATTACCTGGACTTGCTCTTTGCTCACTGCATCCACAGGAACGCCCTTCACTGCGCGAGCCGCTGCTTTGCGAGCATCATCTTCGCGTAGCGCCTCTTCAACGAGCCTGTCAGAGACCTTCGTGCCCTGGATGGTTATAACCGTTTCGCCATCCTCAGATACTGTAGCTATCTGAGAGCTGGGAATATCTCGGATGGCGTCATAATTCCGTCCAATAAACAGCAATCTCTCTTTATCGTTATTCCCTTGAATCTCTTCAGCTCTTCCGGCTCTCTCAATTTTCTTATTTGCCATTTGTCACCTCTCAAATTTTTTGGTCCTATCAAGCTTGAAAATTCTCTTGACTGTCGGACTGCTTACACATCTACAGTTAATCGTGTTGCGGGCACTGCCAGCGCTATCCCTCGGAAACATCAACTCTTCGCCTCCAACATTGAACGGTTCATCAACCGCTCGCTCCTGCCCCATTGCTGCGAGGTGTGATAGTCGCGCCCGCCTGTCAATCGTTGAAAGCCATCGCTTGCCGAGCGCCCATCCAGCGCGCCGCATCGCAGGTTCATGTGTCTTCATCCGTGCCTGCGCAGCGATTGATTGCACTCTCAAAACTTCCGTTCTGAAAATTCGCTCTGCTCTCGCCGCGATAGGTCCGAACTTCGATTTATCGAGCGAAGAGCCAATCTGCGAAATTGCTTCTTGCACAGTTAGCCCGCCGATTGCAGCACGCCTGATCACCCCGTCAATCGAAGCCTGTGCCGTCGTTGTCAGGTCCTTGATCATCGTCGCGCTAAACGAGGCTGCCACCTGTGCTACTTCCTTCGAAACGCCGATTACTGGATTTACGCCGAGCGCGACCCGCACAGGCTCGTCAATTAGCTGAGCGCCGAGATCGAAGGCTTTATTGATGTCCTGATTCAGTCTCGTAGCTAAGTCCTGGTTGAGACGTTCGATTCGACTCTCGATTGATGCCCGCACGCTACGCAGCCAGAACGAATCCCATTCCGTTCGACCGCTTTCGGCCATCCGCGCAATCACATCGCTGCGTGTCTGCTCAAGCAGTTCGCGCGCTGCTTCGATTGACTCACGCTCAAGGCGAAGTATGTTTTCAATGATCTGCTCAACGGTCGCGCGAAATCTCTGCTCTATGTCGCTATCACTCATACAAAGCAAAAGCCCAAAGAAATGAATCCTACGATTCGCTTCTTTGGGCTGCTATCGAGCCGCTATAATTACTATTTGCCTTGCTAACGAAGGGCTATTATATCAGCGCGCAGTATAACCTAATCGTGCTTAACTACAAACAACTTTTTCAACGCCAGACCCGACAGGCGCGGACAGCATCGCCGCATGCTCGCTTGTCTTCATAGGTAAAGTTATCTCTATCCATCGCCCGCATGAAGGCCGCTTGCAGCGCGTCTTAATCGTGCCTGTCGCGTCTTCACTTACTTCAAGGTTTATACGCTTGCAAGCATTACATCTAATTTCGATCATACTTCAACTCCTACCTACTTAAAAGCATCAGGCGGCTTGAGAAATGACGGCGCATCAGGGTTTGGAAAAACAGACCGTACCTCATCACCCGCTCCACTGTAAGCGATAAGCAATACGAATCCTTCATGCGGGTCGTACTCTTCAATTAATCTATCAATCCCCTCAAGCTCGCTTTCGTCTTCATTGCCCCAGATATGCTGAATATCAGGTGAGCCTTTCGCCCTATAAGAAAGCTCCCTGCTGCCCGATGGCTTAATATCCATCACGACAATGCCGCGTCCGAACGATTGCCAGCCGTACCATGCTAAAGCGGCTACCCTGTTCCAACCTTCGGCGCGATCACGGAATGCGAGAACATCGCCCATGCAACTACACCTCTTTCACAACCTTTCTAACTATATCTTTATGTAAGTTTTGGATATTGCCTCTTGTTAGCGTGCCGCTCTTTTTCATATGGCCGTTAAAGGTGCTCTCAAGCCAGTTTCTTGTTTCCCCTTCATTAAGCACCTGATTTACTATTACAGTCCGTGCCGCTGATGTCGGGAATGGGACTATCGTTGTGCGCGGCTCGCGCTGCCTGTCTGGTGTCGCGGTGGTCGCATTGGCCGCGCCGCTTCTCGATGCGCCCGCGCCCGCTGATGCGCTTGCCGCTGTAGATTGCTGATGCGAACCACCTAAAGCATGAAGAACGCCAGCCAGAGCCATTAACGCGGCTCCGGCTGCTAATTCGGCTGCGCCTTTTGCCGGATTCCAGAACAAATCAGCAATACCTAACGCCAGGTAATACGAACCCCATTGCTCCGCCATCGAAGCTATCAGATCAAAGATTATTTTCTTCATTACCTGCGCGAAAGTCGCCGTACCATTCACCAGCCCCTCGAAACCGCTTTCGATATTTGACCCCATCTGATTTACAGCATTTGTCAGGAAGCTCGCCCATCGCTCTGCGTCGGTTTGGCTGTTTCGCATTTGCTCTGATAACTGCTGCGCTTCGATTGCAAGTGCCTTAAACGGATGCCCCTGTGCGATTAATTCAATAGCTCTTAGTCGCAACGAGAATTGCGCTAGATTTTTAGACCCGCTGCCGAAATGTTGATCTACACTTTCAACGGTTGCGCCCAGAACCTCAAGCCGCGTGTTTACATCGTCAAGGTCACGCATATCAAGAGTGACAGCATGCCCGCCTTGCTTCTTACCGAATCGCTGCTGTAAGGCTTCGATTTGTTTGTTGTAGATTTCTGCCTGCTGTAATTGACCCTTGAACCACGCTTCGGATTGCGCCAGTCGCTGCTCGGTTACAGCTTTATCGTAGGCTATACCATCACTCAATAGCTGCTTGTTGACCTTTTCGCTTTCTTCAATAAACCACCTGAAAAATTGTGCCTCGTGAGCTTCCCTAAGTTGACCAGTGCGAATGTTTATCGTAGTCTTATCTACTCCAAGCTGCCTCATGAATGCGATGTCGTCGTTGACTTGCTTCTGGATAAGGGCTTTATGTCGGTCGTAGTCGTTAATCTCTCCTGTAGCCAGAATCTCTGCCACTCTATTCGTTATAGCCTCATAAGCCTTAGCCGTGTCACTACCGATCTGCGCTAGGTGATACTTATGAATAGACAACGCTATATCGAGATTTTGCCGAGTTGCTTGGTTGTTACGCGCTAAGTCTCTAAGCCTGTCCTGATAGGCAGCCTCCTCTTGTTCACGCCTTGCGTCTAACGAACCAGTATCGTTTGCACTCGCCGCCGCTTTCGCTTGCTCTAATTCCTTTTGCAGTGTGCTCGTAGTATTCGCCAATGCTCTTGCTGCCGATTCCGCCTGCTTTGTATGATCGGTGAATGCCTTCATGTTTTGATCGGCAGCATCTAGTCTCTGCATCCACTGTTGGTACATCGGGTCAAGCTGACCAACGTAAGTATTATAAAGGGCCTTAGCTTCAGCCTGATTGCTTGCCAGCGCAGCAGCATTTTCTCGAAACTCCTTTCGCACCCCTTCAAGCTCTGGTCTGATTGCCCCAAATAGCTGCTCCACCGATGGCGGCCCTTGCGTAAAGCCGCCCATAGCCGATTGTACGGCTGCACCGATACGCGCATTCGGGTCTTGAGAAAGGCTGCGAAGAAAATCCAAATCGAGTTTTGGCGGCTTGATTTGCTGTACCGCCAAGCCAGTAAGAATTGCTTGGCGTTCCATATCCGCCATCTTATTTGTATTGCTTGCTATCTCATTTGCTAGGGCGCGCAAGGCTGGCAGATCGGAGTCTATCTGCTTACGGAAGAATTCTAATTGCCCCGTGCTTGAACCAGTCTGCTCCGCATAGGCTAAAAGCTGATCCGTTGTAAGCCCATATAGTGATTTGATAACTCGTAACGATTCTATAGCAGGCTGCATTGCCTTTTCCTGCTCGCCGAGTGTTGCGTTTAACGTCGCAGTCTCTTCGTTAAGGTCGGCTGTTGATTTACGAACAAAAATAGAGTTAGGTACTACCTCAATATGTTGTTTAGTTGCCAGCGCCCCTACAACTTCAATCAATCGCTTCGTGTTTTTCTCATACTCGCTTTGCTCATTAGCCAGTAGATGAAACGATGCAACCATATCGGCATTAACGCGACTTAAAGCTGTACCCTGTTGCGCCTGCTCGCCTGCCACGCTCGAAACGCTGCTTAGGGATTTAGCGCGTAGCGCATCAACGGCCACCTGCTTTTCATCAATTTCAATCAATTCTTTTTTAGTCTGAATAAGCTCATACAGCTTGCCGATCAGCGAGCCGCCTATCGTGATAAGCAAGCTCATACCAACCGTCAGCCCCCCCGGCCCTAAAAGTCCTTGCGCTACCGAAGTAGCAACCCTGTCGTAGCCCTGCCATGCCGTACCCTGTGATGAAATCTGATTCGTGGTCTGACTCAGCCCTTCTTTGAGCCGCGCAAATAAGCCGGTCGTGTTATTAGCCGTTTCTCACCC